AAGGGTGGGCGGTTTTTTGTGAGCAAGAGAACACCACCGACCCCCCTTTCCTTTTCTAACCCACAAAACACCTCGATCGCCCACGATCAGACTGGATCGTTTTGATTAATCTTAAAACGGGAGAGATCTTATTAGATCAGGATGGATCGACAATAGGAGGTGTGCAAACTCCACGAATTCACTCACAATTGAACGATTTGCCGTCTAAAGGTCATGAAATGATTGAGTTCGCTAAAGAAATCGGTATGCCGTTGATGCCTTGGCAAGAATTCGTGGCTATTCATGGTCATAAGGTCAAGCCAGATGGGCGATACCATCACTCGGAGTGTGGGCTCGTAATTGCAAGGCAGTCCGGAAAGTCCACCTTTATGATGCTCAGGGTTTTGACTGGAATGTTTGTATGGGGCGAAAACTTACAGCTGTCATCCGCTCACAGATTAACCACATCTTTAGAAACCTTTAGACAGATGGTTTCGATTATTGAGTCAAACGATAAATTGGCAAGTGAAGTAAAAAAGATTAGATGGCAACATGGAGCTGAGGAAATGGAATTAAAAGGCGGTCGGCGCTTTGTGGTAAAAGCAGCTAACAATGCAAGCCGAGGAATTTCAGCGCCATCTAGCATTCATCTTGATGAGTTGAGAGAGTATAAAGATGAGGATGCTTGGTCATCTATGCGATATACCATGATGGCTTCAAAGAATCCCCAAGTATGGATTTATTCAAATGCTGGAGATCAACATTCAGTAATCCTAAACAAACTTAGGGAACGCGCTATCGCAGCCAGCGTGAACCCCTCCGATACGATCGGTTGGTTTGAATGGAGTGCCGAGCCAGATGCACCGATTACCCTTCCGTCGGGTGAGATCAATTGGCCAGCCTTCGCTCAAGCCAACCCTTCGCTTGGTATAACAATTCATCCAGATAACATTAAAGCTGTTATTAATGATCCACCTGATATTGTGCGAACCGAAGTTTTATGTCAATGGGTAGATACAATTAATTCTGCAATCGATGCACAGAAATGGGAATTGTGTAAAACTGACCCAATACCATTAGACCCTGACAAAGAAACTTGGTTTGGTTTAGATTTAAGTCCAGATCGTAAATTTGGTGCATTAGTGGCAACTCAAAAACTATCGGGAGAAAGATTTAATTTAGTTTTACTCCATACATGGTCAAACGATTATTCAATCAATGATTTAGCGGTTGCAAACGATATTGCACCTTATGTAAGAAAATACAATGTTCAAACTGTTGCCTATAGCAAGAGAACAGCCCAAGCCGTTGCGAGTAGGCTTGTTCCAGCCGGAATTCCAATTACTGACATGGATGGAGCTATTTATGCAGAATCGTGTGATCGGTGGCTTGGAGCTATAAACAGCCATAGGCTTCAACATGGTGGTCAAGAGGAATTGACTCAACAAACTTTATCGGCTGCCAAGTTACCTTACGGAGATGGATCATGGATTATTGGCAGGAGAGCCAGCAGGGTCGCCGTTTGCGCAGCCGTTGCCAGTAGCCTTGCAACTTATTTTGCGACACAGGTTGAAACTGAGGTTGATATTCAAATAGCATAATATATTGACTTTATGGTATATTATATGCTAATGGGATTATTTGATAGATTTACAGCAAAACAAACAATTGATCCAGTAGATGTGTCTGCTGCTTTAGCGCCTTACAATGCGCAACAATTACTTGGCGGAATTTTATTTGGTGGAACAACTGCAACTCGTGAACAATTTATGGCAATACCATCAGCAGCAAGAGCAAGAAATATAATTTGTTCAACAGTAGGATCTTTACCTTTAGAGCAATATAATCATTTTACAAATGAACATGTAAGACCAAATAGAGTTATTATGCAACCAGATCCAAGAGTTGCAGGATCAGCAATTTATAGTTGGATCGCTGAAGATTTATTGCTAACAGGTCGCGCTTTTGGAATGGTTATGGATTCCTATGCTTCAACAGACGCTTCAAGAATTAGAGCATGGACAAGAATTGCTCCTAATAGAGTATTTGCATCATTAAATGCAGATTCAACAGAAATTGAGTATTACACAGTTGATGGCAAGAGAGTGCCACCATTTGGTATTGGATCGTTAATTGTATTTGATGGTTTAGATGAAGGTGTATTAAACAGAGCAGGTCGCACAATTAAAGCAGCAGCAGAATTAGAAAAAGCAGCTGAAATGTATGCTAAAGAGCCAATGCCACAAATGGTGTTAAAGTCAAATGGCACAAATTTAACACCAGAAAGAATTACAAAACTTTTAGAGTCATGGAAATTGTCAAGATCAACACGCTCAACTGCATTCTTGAATGCTGATGTTGAATTACAAGCTTTAGGCTTTGACCCTGCTAAATTACAATTAAATGAGGCCAGACAATACCTTGCTCTGGAAATCAGCAGAGCGTCGGGAATTCCGGCATCATTTGTATCTGCTGAAACTACATCAATGACTTATTCAAACATGACGGCAGAGCGTAAAGCATTAATTGATTTCTCACTTCGCCCAATTCTTACAGCTATTGAACAAAGATTATCAATGGCAGATTTTTGTCCTAATGGTATTGAAACTCGATTTGATATAGATGATTTCTTGCGTGGTTCAGCATTAGAGCGTGCGCAAGTTTATGAAATACTAAACCGCATCGGCGCGATGAGTGTCGAACAAATCCAAGAGGAAGAAGACTTAATCCGATGAAGATTAATTTCCCAATAACGCTAACCGCAGCCGATAGCAAAAAACGCACCTTAACTGGTCGAATTGTCAGTTGGGATGAAAAAGGTTTTACCAGCGCAGGAGCAACAGTATTTGAGAAAGACAGTATTGATTTTTCAAAGCCAATTAAATTATTACTTGAGCATGATCGCACTCGACCAATTGGAAAAATGATTGATGTTACAGCTGATGAGCATGGTATTGAAGCAACCTTCAAAGTAGCAGCAACAATTGCTGGCGATGATTCTTTATTAGAAGCAGCAGAAGGTTTAAGAGATGGATTTAGTGTTGGTGTAAAAATCAACGAATGGAAAAATGAGGAAGGCACGCTACGCATCAAGTCGAGTTCCTTGCAAGAGGTGTCACTTGTCACAGAGCCGGCCATCGACTCAGCTCGCGTTTCAGAAATAGCAGCGAGCACAACACCAGAGAATTCCGAAGCAACCGCTGAGGAAACAACAACAGAGGAGAACAAAGTGTCAGAGATTACATCTGAGGCTCCTATCGCGACCGAAGCGGTAGAAGCGACACAGGCTCCAGTTGTAACTGCAAACTACGTTGCTTATACAAAGCCACGCGTAGATACAAACGTTACAGCAGGACAGTATTTAACAGCACAGGTTCGCGCTATTCAAGGCGATTCAGATGCACGCGACTTAGTTGCTGCATTACAAATTGCAACAGTATCTGAGAACACCGGATCTGTTCCACCTAACTACCTACGCGATGCAATTGGAATTATTGATGCATCACGTCCATTTATTGACTCAATTGAACGCGCTCCACTACCAGCAACAGGAATGAAAATTTTTACACCTGTATTGGGAACACAAGCAACAGTTGCACAAACTGCTGAAGGCGTAGAATTCTCATCAACTGACACAACTGTCACCTATCAAGAAAATGACGTAGTCAAGTTTGCTGGCGCTAACGTGGTGAACGTTGAGTTATTCGACAGATCTGAAATTTCTGGCGGATCATTTGCTGATTTATTAGTTCGTGAATTAGCAGCATCTTATGCACAAAAGACAGATGCTTATGCAGCAAAAATTGCTGTAAATGCTTGCGGATCAACTTCTGATTCAACAATTTACAAAGCAATTGCAAAAGGTATTGCAGATTCATACAATGTAATGCGCTTTACACCAAATCGCTTGATGGTTGCTCCATCAGGTGGCGAGGATGGTATTGATTTCGCTGGACTTCTAGGCGCAGTTGATGGATCACAACGTCCATTGTTCGCAGCAGCAGCTCCACAAAATGCTGGCGGTCTAATGACTCAAGGCAGCACAGCAGGAACAATTGCTGGACTTGATTTAATTGTAGATCCTAACTACACAGGCGACAATTCAAATGTCAAATATGGCCTTGTATATCCATCAGCAGCTATGAGATTCCATGAGTCTCCACGAATTGAACTTCGTGCAAACATTGTTGCTAACGGACGTATCGAGATCGGTCTATACGGATATGTTGCAGTAGTTAATCGCTACCCAACAGCATTTCGCGGACTATCAGTAGCTTAATTTAACTGAGTGCCTATGGTTGCTCCCGATCATAGGCATCCTTTAATGGGAGTAAGGAGATGACATGCCAAGTATAATTACAGCCACCGAGTTGCGATCTGTGCTTGGCGTGTCATCATCCTTGTATAACGATGCTTACTTAAATCAAATTATTGATACAGCAGAAACAGTTATTCTGCCAATGCTAGTTACATTCAAAAGCCCAATTGATAAAGTGTCGCTGACTGATAATGTCGCCACTTTTACTACACTAGGAATTCATGAATTTACCGAAGGACAATCAGTTGTCATCACAGGATGCGGATCACCATATAACGGAACAAGAACAATACTTGCAGACAATCTTGGCGCATATACCTTCTCGGCTGCAATCACAAACGCCGATGTCATCGAAGCAAATGTTATCCCATCTGGAGTCGCGACTTTATCTGGAGCATCAACTTATGTTGGAAACGCAGCTGTTCAATCAGCTGTCTATACAGTTTCAGTCGAAGT